GGAAAATTGTTGGATACCACTTGTGAAGAAGAGTGTTTTGACGTTGAGATTCACCGTATGGGCGTTACTAGTGATTCTGCTCCTGGCGTTATTTATAGAACTTACCCCAAGTTCGTTTATGATGGAGCTATATTTATTTGGCAGGCCGGTGCCTTTGAGGACGGCCACAAATTTCTCTCTTGTTTGAGAAAGTTTTGCTTGAACAGGTATTCTAATGAGCCTGCTTGTCTGGATGTCCTTCGTTCCCCAGCTAGAGTCATTTTGAACGTTTATCAGGGGTATTATCGTTCTGATTCTTCCAAGAATTATTGCAAACAGAAGTTTTTGGCTTACTTTGTAATGAGATTCAGGTTCAATCTTGCCGCTTTTGATAAGGCAAAAAAGAGGCGCGTCAAGTTTGTACCCCAAGTTGGACTTTTCCAAGCTTATCTTGACTCAAGGGAGGCTGAGACTATTGTTGCCCAGGTTCTTCATGTCGGCACCAATTGGGATGTCACTGCAGGGTTTGTGAATGGTCAGATCCAGGCTGGTGTTGCAGAGCATTTCAGAACCGTTGCAGCTGATTATGTGGATAGGAGTTCTATTATGATCAATATTATTAATGCCTCCCACAGGCTGTATGATACTCTTGTTTCGGCATACAGGAAGCAATGCGGTGCTCCAGAAGTCGTTTTCGCCATCAACGCTTTTTATCGTTCCCTTGATTTTACCAACCGTTGGGCTAATCGCTTCAAGCAGACTTTGAGGACTTTGTTTCCAGCTTTCAATTTAGAAGACAAGGCTGCAAGGATTAAGGCAGTTTTTGCTTTTTTGCTGGAGGGTTGTTCTGAAAGAGTTAGGGCTGCATTTGATTTCTTCTTTGGACAAGCTGAGGAGAATGCCAATGAGGTTGAAGACGTTTTTGCAGTCCAAGATGATGACATCGCTGATGAACAACAACCTTTCTGGAATGATTTGGCAGCTTGGTTTTACCCCCAGGGCCCCCTTCAGGGCATTCTGAATATCACTGAGAGTGATCTCGGGTTCATGGCTTCCCGTTTGGCCGCTTTGGTTGCATCATTTTGTGCCCTTCTTACTGTTGAGGGAGCAGTGCCAGAGTTCTCCATGGAGGGATTGAAGAAGTTTTCCATCCTTGTGGTTCCAATTGTCTCTGCCGCCATTTATTCTGGAAAGTTTACCTCCTATATTTCTGACCTGGATAAGGTTCTAGAGCTCATGTGGCAGTGTGCTGATTCAATTTTTAAAGGCGATTTTGGGAGGTTCATTGGTGTCAATTCTTATTCCCAGATATTCGCACTTTATTCCTTTGTTGTCTACAACTATGGCGGTTGCGCTCCCAACCATTACGCCTTGAGTTATGAAGGTCGTGATCAGTACAATTGCCCTGTTACTCTTAGGCTCCCTGATTGCATAATTTCCTCTTCGGATCCCCACTGGGCCTCAATGATAAATGAGTTGGAGGGCCGCTCCGGCGGCGGAATTTATTCCACTCAGCCTCTTGGCTGGTCTGATGGTTTGCGTTGTGTTGCGGAACATTTAAATTCCAAGCTCAATTACATTGTCAAGAAGTCTTCTGTTGATAGGAAGTTGAAGCAGAAGCTTTCTGACATTACAGGCCATTTGCAGACCTTAACTAGGTCGACTTCTTTTTCACCGAATCCAGTCAAGGCAGGCGGTCATGCTTTTATTTTCAATGGAGCTTCTGGAATTGGCAAGTCCACCTTTTTGGGTCAAAGTTTCAAGGAACACATTACCAAGATTATCATGGATTTGGCTTACAAGTTTGGATATGATGACATTGGTGATTACAATCCAAGCAAGACAATTGACAGGCGTTTTACTTCAACAGCTCGATCGTCGAATTTTCAGATGTGCAGGGCTGAAGGCTTTCCTTTTTTGTTCTCATACACTGAGGACTTTGATCCAATCCATAATGACAGTGGCGTCCCAAAGCCCGACAATTTGCATGAGAGGATTATGACTTGTGCGGATACGGTTTCCCCAAATCGTGATGCGGCTGCTTTGGAATCCAAAAGGGGAGATGGCGTCAAGGGTGATAATTTTGATCGTACAATCGCAATTTTCACTTCTGATAATAGATCTGATGCTGGCCTTCAAGATTTGGCAGTCAATTTCTTAGCAGCAGCACGCCGCTCCATGTTCATTACTTTTGAAATTGACCCCAATTTTGCCAATCAAAATGGCATGCTTGATTTGAACAATGAGACTGTGATCAACAACCGAAATGCATCTGATACTTCTGAGCTCTACAACCGTATCACTATTCATGATTGGGCAAGGCTTGCCGATGCAGCTGGCGAAGTCTCTCATGGTGAGCAGTTTGTTCGTACACAAGTCACTTGGGTTTTTAAGTCAGATCGCACATTTGGAACTGGAGAAGCCAGGCGAAGTTATAAGAAAGGCGAAAGATTGGTGCTCACCAAGCTCACAATTAACCAGTTCTACTGTTTCATTTATGATTTTGTCACTGACAAGTACACCCGGAGTTTTTCGGCATGGCGTAAGACCGTTATTGCAGGCAAACTGAAGGCACATTGTGGAATTTGTCATTGTGATGGTGGCATTACCATGTCTCAGTGTTGCAAGTGTGCTGGAGTCCATGAGTTTGATTACCGCACCGGAAATTTGAGTGTGAATTGCCCTATTGCTCTCAATTCTAATCGAAGGAGAACTTTCCTTGATCATGAAGGATCAGAATCTAGGGAAGTTGATCCAAATGCTCACGCCAGATTTGAAGAGCGATCGGTCATGGAAGGCCTCAAAAAGCTTGACAGTCAAATTTTCAATCTCTTTGGTGTTATGGTCCAGTCGGCCACCCTCCGGCCCGTCACTCAAGCCATTTTTTCCTCTTTGGACTTTAATGGTTTGATCCAAGCGCATAAAGATGGTGGTTATTGGTCATTTGCTGAGGATTCTGGCGCTTTCATTGAGCATGGGGCTTTTGATTATCTCTTGCGAAATTCTTCAGGCACTGTTCATCATAGTCCAGAAGCTTTGGAGCAATGGTGGCAAGAGCAGTTTGCACCTGGCATAACGTTGACTCATGCCTATTTTCTTCTTTTCAAGTACTTGATTTGGACCCCTAGTGTTCATTCCCGCGGTCAGGAAGAGGTGAATGCAGAGGCGTTGGATGATATGACTAATAGCACCATTAGCATGTTCTATAGAGCTGAGTACGCTGCCAGACCTGATGCAAATGGCATATCATTGATTGATCGTCTTGGGAATGGCAATCATGATCGCTCTCGACCAGAGGTGAATGCTCCAGAGGCCGCTTATATGTCAATGCTCAAATTGTACGTCTTTTATGCCATGCTTGAGTGGCCCAATAGAGATGTTCCATTGCGCGATGGTCCTCCAGCAACTGGTGAGGAAGTCATTACTACTTTCTTCAGTTTGGAGACACCAAGTGCCGCCCTTGATTGGGTACTTGAAGTTTGGGGCATGGATTTTGAGATGTTTCATGCTTTTTCCACCAATAAGGAGGATTATTTGCGTGACTTCATTCAGTGCATGACTTGGGGTGCCGATTATGACGCTAGTTTTGCCAACCATTCTCCATTGGTGAGTGGGCCGGCTACGTCTTTGAGTTGGTCCACCTTTGGCCAACCCATTATGGACTTCTTTGCTCCCAATCCTGTGGCCCGAGTTTTCGAACCTCAGGCAGATTGGTTGGGTCCACCAGATGACGTAAATCCTGCTAGTGACGAAGACTCGGACGATGGTGAAGAGCATAAGGATGATAACGCGGACCCCACTTTAGTTGAGGGTAGTTCAATGGATGGTGAGGGATCTGATGGAGTTTCTTCTTCTGGTTACTCGGGTGACTCTGATTACTCGGGTTATGAAGATTCTTCTAGTTCAGAGTCTGCCGATCCCAGAGATCTGGAGCCGGTTGTCGCTGATCGCAACCCTTTGACTGGTAGGTATGTCACTTCCCACAATGGTTGTTGCGTCGGTGTTTGCATGCTTGGGGCCAACGGTCATACTCGAGTTCTTCATGATCATGAGTGCCGTTTGTGCCGATCCATTGGTGCCCAGAAGGTTTCATTCAATGTTAATGCGCTTACTTCCCAAGGCGATGTTGTCAATGATTATGCAATGATGCTTGCAGTTGACGACGGAATGTTGCCCCAATTTTGGGAAGCGCGAACTGTTACCTTTGTTCCTGATGTGGCTCGTAAATTGTTCAGATCAGTTTGGCTGGGTCATGATGATCCTCCTGATGAAATCCCTGACGATTATGACCCTAGTTTTCATGTGGGACCCAATTGGAACGCAGATGTTGCTTACTTGCCGACTTTAGCATCCCCTCGTTATGGTGCATATGCCTTTGAGCGTCAACGGCTTGCCAGGCGAGATGGACGTGTGACCAATTGTCCTGAGGGTGTTGATCCTGATGTGTGGTGGAATCACACTGGTCAACTTCGACCCATGTATTGCATATCCAATGTTAATGTTTGGAGAAACAGATTTCATGATTTTTTGGCTGAACTTCGGGTCCAAGCTCGTGCCAGTAGGTTTGCTAACATAGATCCCGTTCTCAAGAAGTCGGTACTTGCTGGTGTGGTTACCATTGTTGGCACTGGAGCAATGTATAAGCTTTGTTCAACCATTCTTAACAATGGGAAG